AGAACCGGCTGTTAAAGAATTGAGGGCAAGACAGGCTGCTGATTATCAAACAATACTGAGTGATGAGTTGGCTGCTGGAACTCCTCCCGCTGAAGCAATGCAAAAGGCACGAGCAGGTTTTAAGGACAAGGCAGAGACATTCAAAGTTCCTTCCCCTAACTTTACTCCTGACGAGATGAATATAATCTCCAAAAAGATTATTGGCCGATATAAAGACGTATTCAAGGCCAACAATGCTAAAGAGGCTTTTGATGCTTGGAACAATGGGGAAGTTTTACAGAGAAGTCAATACCAATACATTGAAGATATAGTTGGAAAAAAGACTGCAACAGGGCTTTATGAAGCTCATGAAGCATTAAGAGCAAAGAACTACAATATACTTAGTTTGGAAAATGATATACAAGCTGCATCCAAATTGATAGTTAGTTTGGATATTCAGATTGCTCGACAAGCGTCCTCCATTGCGGCCAGACATCCTATTTTATTTGCTAAGGCTGTCGGTATAAATGCAAGGGCTTATGTCAGTGAGAAATTTGCAGAGAAGATTGAGGAGAGAACTAAGCAAAGTCCATACTATCAACAGGCATCTGATGATGGTGTCAATAGATTAACTACTACTGCCTACTCTGGTGAAAGAGCAGAACAGTTTTCATTAAGCACACACCTTACTCAGAAGATGTTACACACTGGGGAAAAGGGTGGGATAGTTGGTAAAGTAGCTGGTGCTCCAATAAGGGCATTGGGTAAGATTTCACGGGGTGCAGAAAGAGGTTTTGCAGCAGCCCATGATTATCTTGTGCAGAGTATGTACGATACTGCTATGGGGGAATTTGAAAAGGCAGGATTACCTGTAACCCCTAAAATGCAAGCAGAGTTCACACTAAGAGCTAAGGGTGGTGATGTTGCGGCTAAGGAGGCTTTAGCAAAGGCACAGGAATATAGAACTAATAGAGCAAGTGCTATCAACACACTTGTTAAGGTTCTCCGTTCCAAGAACGCTGACATGCAAAAGATTCAGGCGATAGCGAATCACGTTTTATTTTCTGCCTCCGTTACAACTGCAAGATTTAAAGTTTATAGTGATGTCCTGACAAAGGCTGGAAGCAGAGCTTATATTGGCTCAGCTATTGCAACTGATATTGCAAAGATAATTCTTGTATCGAGTCTTACAAATTTGATTGGAAGGTATCTTGCTGATAAATTTGAGTGGGCAAGAAAAGAAGATGGTAGTCCTAAGCTACATTCTGACAGCAATCCACTTGCCTCAAACTGGGGTAAGATTGTAAATGGGGATACAAGTATAGACTTGGGTGGTGGTGAGATTCAGAAGTATAGATTCATTGCCCGACTAATTGCAGGAAAGACTAAAACTCAGGCGGGTGAGATAAAGAAAACTCCCCGGAAGGAAGTTATTGAGCAGTACCTAAAGGGAAGAGGCAATCCAGTTCTTGGTCTAATAGCTCGGTGGTGGACAGGCCGAGACTTTATGGGAAATAGCATCTGGGAAATGCCTGATTTAACTAAACATGAGGCTGGTGAAAAAGGCCCGTTAGGAAAAGAGTTTGCTGGACAGGTTCAGGGACTTCAGGATGTATTTGGGGAGAAGGCTGGTAAAGGTATCTTCTTTGCCGGGCGTGAGGTTGCTAATGCGTTAGCTCCTCAGATTCTTGCTGCAACATGGGAAGCTGCAATCGACCAAGGTTGGGCACAAACAGCAAGCAGGGCTTCTCTTGAAATGTTCTCTCAATCTACTAACGAAGTTAGGGAATATGCTTCTACTGTTGCAACTAAGATGAAGAACAAACTTGCTGAAGAAAAGCATGGTAAGAAGTGGGATGAACTATCTGATGTTCAACAGAAACAGATAAGGGGTTATTCACCTACATTAAGACAACTTGAGGCTGAGGTAAGTAAAGAGAAAACCAGTAATTTCGATTACATTGGTGAGACTCTTGCTGAGCAGCAAAAGGTGGGGAAGAAAGTACAGAAGGGCCTTGATAAAGATATTCAGACTCAGATGGAATCCCTTGGTGTTGGAGTTGGTGGACTTTCTAAGAAATTGGGTGAGTGGAAACTGAATGATGCCAGATACAAGTCTTATCAGGAAAAAGTTAAAGAGGTGTTGAATCCTCGTTTGAGAGAGATAATGGATAGACCCTCGTGGTCTGACCTTAGTGATGAACAGAAAATTAAAGCTATTAGGGTTCAGGTTGATAAATCAAAAGAGATAGCAAGAAACCAAGTTAAAGGAGAAAGCCGTGAGTAAGTCAAAACCAACCAACGGAGAACGATTAGCGGTAATAGAAACTAAGGTGGATGACTTATGTACCCACTTTACAAACCACCTTCATTTACACGGAAGAATAGTAGCCGGTGTCTGGACGATGGCATGCAGCTTACTCGTTGCCATGATTTGTTTCGTGGCTCGGTTGCTGTGGACGATTGAACACTAACAGATAATCACGATGGATGACCAGACATGGGGTTAGTCCGAATGTTACTGTCATCTAAGAAATGGGGGAAATAGTCCTAATGGCTACGTCCCCCAATTTTTTTATTCATTTCTCTAATCTCCATCCAATAGCTGCTAATAAAGCTATTACCCCCAGTGCAAAGCTAATCATTCCCTATCTCCAATCTGATTCCGAAGCATAGAAACATTATCTCAAACCCATGTATATTTGATATGTAATTGGATTTATGAATACGAGTGCGTGAATAGTTCACATTTAGCGGTAATGCCCACGAGCCAAAATCATACCGGCATTCTACTGATGGTTTATATTTAATCATCTTTTCTCCTTAACCAACCAAAGCTAATGTACCCCAAGTCTAATTGGTATTTAACAACGATAAACTCAGGTGTTTTGAAAACAAAGTGCCATTGTTTGTGATTCCACAGAGTTATTCTAAGTTTTCCAATTCTATAAGTAAATAACATTACTTTCTCCCATCAAAATATCGCTCACCTTTTCCTATTGGCATAATCTCATAGTAAGGAACTCCGTTAAGCACCACACCACAACCCACAATAGAACGTCTGCGGGCGAACTGCCCATAGGCGAAGGCCATCGACCGGTCATCTATACCTGTGGAAACGTCCATCCCAAACATACGACTCTTAGGTGATGCCAGCCACTTTATTCCTGCGGCAGAATGTGTGTGCCCCATAACATAACTGAGGCCAGTTGATTTCATCTTATTGTAAGCGGGGTGTTCACCACCGCATCCCGTTCCGTGAATATAGCACACATCATCAATAACAAACTCCCAATCCCACTTCCAATGTTTGGTATCCCAAATTTCAGCAAAACTCTTCAGCATCTCTTCAGGAATAGAGACAGTCTCGGCAAGTCTCAGCGGTCGAGCATCATGGTTGCCGATACATACCACAGCCTTTGGGAATGCTTTTCTCCACTGACTCACAGCCTTCTTAGCAAGTTCGTATTCTGCTGATGCGTTTGGCATGTCAGGGCGTTTGGGGTGAAAGCTGATAGAGTGTAAATCCACAACATCACCCAGAAATACTACCCCATTGCATTTGTGCTTCCTGTACATATCCTTGCAGAACTGAAGATAGTTTGGACGACAGTATGGAAGGTGCAAATCACCAACGCAGAGGATTCTATTTTCTTTTTTCATTTTTGCACTCCCTAACTATGTTCTTAAACATTTCCAATACATCACCCTTAATTTGCTCACCAAATTTGTGCCCACACGCACAGTATTTGGCAAGGTCATAATAGCACACAGCATGGCAAAAGGGACAAGTTTTAGCCATTTGTAATGTCCTCGACTTTCTCAAAATACTCCTGTAACTGCATCCTCAAATTAGTGGGGTGGCTCAAGAAATATGGATTCACAATAAAAATCCACTTACTTGTTTTTGAGCAATGGTTTATTTCTACCTGCATCCCAGCACTTATCTTGTCTTTTGGATTAAAAACCACCATCCCATCACAACTGTCAATAATCTTGCAATCCACATCAAGAATCTGGGGGATTGTAAGGAGTTTATCTTTGTAGGTTTTGTGTACGAACCCCTCGTGTTCCGCTGGACAGTAGAAAGTAACATTTGGAAATTCCTTACGAAGCCACTCTGTAAATTCAATAGCGGCCTTGCAATTCTTTTCCATAATTTCTTCTGTCAGTATTCCACCATCACTTATTGGGTGGCTTATGTAGTATTTGAACTGCCTCATTTTAAAACTCCTGTTTTTTTCCCAAGTATTTTGGAATATCATCAAGTTCAGACGGGAGAATACCAAGTTGAATGCGTTTTTTTGTCGCTATATAAAAGAGGGTATTACAGCCAATCGCTCTGGCGTGTTCCTCTGTTGTATCTCCCATTAACTCTGCAAATATATGTCGGAGTAGTGAGTCAAGAATTGAACTGAGCGGGAGTCCCTTCTCCCAATTTCTACTCCCATACTTGTCAGCAGCGGCCTCAAGATGCTTGGAGATTTCAAGCAGTGCATCCATGGGAAGCAATGTTGGGAGGCCTTTACCGGCAGATGCCTGTCTCTTAGCTCCGGTAGAGAATACCCTGTCTGCACCACCTTCTATTTTAATCCCCTTTAATTCTGTGCGGCGTAGGGTTTCTTCAAGGCTAATGCCTCGCCTTACAGTCTCTTTTTCTACTGACCCATCATCCTTCTGAAAATCTGGGGGGACTTCTTCTGGTATAACGCCCTCTCCGTTTGCAGTAACCCCAGCAGCGGCCAGTTCAGATAGACCACTGATTACTATTGCTTCGGCCTCCATCTCTTCTTCTGTCTTTGTAACTGTAACCAGAGCAGGTTTGAGCCTATATACTAAGGATTCAGGCCTGCAAGGAGGGGAGAAATTATCTGCCCACCTACTACCAGCATCTTGATATTGTAAATCAGTGGGTGGTATTGTTAGTAATTCGTTAAACTCAGATTCAGTTAATCTAAATGTCGATGTAGTATTATTTCTCCAAAACTCAATTCTGTCTGGTGTCATTTTCTTGTTCTCCAATATGTGTTTTAATTGCCTTACAGATACAGGTCTGCTTAATCCTTATAATCTTTCCATTAGGGGCTTTAAAGTAATCTACATATTCCCCGGTGTCATCACACATAAAACAATCTGGTTTCTTTTTCTTCTTCAAGTTACCTTACATCCTCAAGTGCTTGACGTTGTTCAGGGGTATATGCCTTTGAATTTTTAGCGGCCTCATTTAAAAGTTTCCCAGCATACTCACAATCTATGGCAGATACATTCCCATTCTGAAGAATCTTTGTATCTTCATAGGGGATGATGACTGTCTGGGTCAAGGATACTTTAACGCACTCCAAGCAGCCCATCACCTTGTTCAAGACATCATACTTCAATCCCTGCTTCTTTATTACAGAATGCAGTAAGCTGCTTATGAAGTAGTTTAACTCCCCTGCTGGAATTTCGGCAGCGTGGAATGCTTCAAAGTGCTGAATCTCGTCAGCGTATAAGTTTCTCTTGTCAGTTGTAATGTATGGCATAACTATTTTCCCTTCATCTTATTAGAAATGATTTTTCCAATTATAGTAACATAAGTACAGCCCTACGGCCATAGCACAAGCCCAAAATAACAAAAATTGCCAAGCTGGTATCACTTTACTTCACTCCTCAATTTTTCTATTTCTTTGTCAAAAAATTCATTCTGAACCAACTTACTCTGCTCAACATAATCCCCAAGTAATTTAATTGCAGCTTGGGGTTTATTAAGCTCACTTAAATTTTTGTCGAACTGTTCTCTTGTTATCTTTCCCTGAAGTAAATCCCAACGCAGGTCAAGTTCATCCTGACTTACAAGACAGGGGCGACGATTTGAACCCTTACCCATTTTTATCTCCAAGTAATTTCTTAATGTCTTTCATTGCAGCTTCAGCTAAATCTCCCTCACCTTCAAAAACATGGTACAAAGCCTCAAGGTAATCACCCAAGCAACCTCCATGCTGGTTGTACCATTTCCTGAGTACACTGTATAAATCACCCCTGCGGGAGTCTGCCCCTAACATTGCTCCAAAACTTCTCATTTTATCTCCCTGTTTCATAACTACCAATGCTATTTGTATCTATTAAATTATTTTCAAAAGTCATTGCTACACCCAATGCCGCCCAGATGTCGTCATGGACACCAAACAGTGGGCCGGGTTTCTTCTTTGTTCCAACCTGCGGTATTTTACCATCACCAGTTGGTGGGAACTTATCAATAATTGCCTGTCTTATATTCCCATCCTTAGCTTTTACTGAGTTACAGAGAAACATTTTTACATCCTTGCGATAAATTTGGGTGTGATTGTTATTCCAAGCCTGAATAAATCTTCCTATCCAAACACAGGTATCAAACACAGTCTTTCCAACGGCCATCCCATAGCAAGCTACCATCTCAATAGCAAGGTGGTCGCATTTTTCAGCAGATAACAAATTCCTATACTTATTGTTGAGTAGAATGTTTTCCACAATAATTTTATTTTCTAACTTACCTTTTTCAAGAATCACGCCATCCTTATAGATAACAAAGGCAGATTCTACATTACCGGGGTCTATTGCAAGTATTCTCATTTTGTTTCCCCCTCAAATTTTAGCGATTCCCAAACAATTCCCCTTGCTCCAACTCTACCACAACCCTCGCAAGGGTGTGTTCTGTGAGATAGACAGGCCTTGTGTTCTTTACAGGGCTCTCCATCCTTATACTTTATTTTAGGTCTATCCATTTCGCTCTATCCTTTTCAAAGCTATTTCTTTTAAAACTTCTCGTTCAATTTTTCCAGCCTCGGCCAAATTATGACAGTTTCTACACCCTGCTATCAAATTCTCTGGAACATCTTTTGTCTCATCCCCACCCATTCCTCGTGGGTCAATGTGATGAATGTCAACTGCAATGCTCTCGCATCCCTCACCCCTAATCTCACACAAGATAGTGTCTGCTGTCGTTAGGTGATTGGACTCAAGGTATATTTTAACGTGCTTTTTCATTCCTTTGAGTTTCTTTCATCAGTGCTTCAATTATATTACATGCTACCCTTAGCTCCTCCTGTGCTCCCTTTAGCCTATCACCACCCCGAACCATAGAGGCAGCCAACAAATAATCCCGCTTATCTCTTAAAAAGGCTTCCATCATACTTTTACTATATTCCATATCCTATTCCTTCTTTGGCATTACTTTAATCTTATTGTCCTCGCAAAATCTCAAATACAATATATCGTCCAGTGTGTATGTAATGTACTCATCATTGTCAGAGTCAATCATACACTTGCCCCCTATCAAGACGTGTAGTGCTTCATGACAAACTACAACATAGGGGTTATCATCCTTTTCTTTGCAGTAATCCTTATCAACCCATATCTCCGCCTGCATAAGGAATCTCTGGCGTTCCCCCAGTTCCATTGTCCACCCAGCAGCACGTTCATTTCTGAATGGTGTGCCTGTATGGAAGTCTATCTCCCAATCCCGCAGGTTAAGGACATTCTGACACCACCTGAGACACTTCTCAAGTTGCTCGTGTGATACTCTCTGATATATCCGCTCATGGTTTGCCACCTCAAGTTCCTTTATTTATTTGGGTATTGTAACATAATTTCAATTCAAAGTCAAGACAATTATTTTAATAACCAATTTATCTTTTCTGCTAACTTCTCATACCCCACTGCAAGCATCCACTCCCTCTCATCATTGTATGGGTCTGGGGGTAGAAGAATGTCAGAGTTTGGTAATTCTGCATGCAACTCACCAGCACCCCTTGCTCCAACATCGTCCTCATCATTATCTGCAATAATCAATACCCTTTTAAATTTCTTTAGGGCAGAGATAGTTGCCGCAGTGCATTTATACAGGGCATTGTATTTTCCAATCGCTTGAAATCCCATCTCTACTGAACAAGCTGTGTCAGAGAACCCCTCATTCACAATTATTGGTTTTGTAATATCAAATTCAATGTTCGGTTTAAAAACACCATGCTTACTGTGTTTCTGTCCCTTCTTTACATGCTTGCCTGTTTTAGCATCCCAATAATGCTCCTGTATTCCAACAATCTTCCCATGTTCCCCAAACATTGGAACAAGGAATTTACCTTGGTAATATCCCAATCGGAATTTTTTCATCGCTTGTGCAGAAATCCCCAAAGGTTCTGCAAACGCCCTATGTACCATAATATCATAATGTTCTTTGCACAATCTCTCTTCCCAATTTACAATCACTGGTACTTCCTTCTTTATTGGGATATATTTAATATCCTTGGGATTCATTTTAAAATGCTCGGCGTACTGCTTAGGACTACCCTGAACACCACAGCCCCAGCACCTAAACCACAGTGGAAACTTACCACCTTTATTTATTGTCATAGAGGGTTCAGTCTCTTTGTGAAATGAGCATAACACTGTCCAGTGCTTGCTGTTTTCTTCAAGGACTTCCAAGTTGTTATAGGGATATGGTATCATTTTTCCTCATCATAATCATAAACTGACAACCAAAGACTTTTGTTTTTCTTTGCAGCTTTTATTCTCTTATTTCCATATTTATCTACCAACCAATTTAAGGCCTTTTCAAAATTTCGATTGTGTTGTGTCTCACGACATCTTTGCCAAGTTGATATGTGTGCTACCTCATGAAGCACTGTATGCAGACACCCATCTATGGTGTGCTCAAATAGAGCGGGTCGGATTGTTATTACCTGTTCTACCACATGACAGGTTGCTAAAGTTATTCGTCTCTGTGGAAGATGTTTATTTCTTTTCAAGAATTTCAGCCTGATTGTTGGACAGATTCTCTTTACCAGCCTCCCCATCTCTTTTTTCTTTTGGCTAATTGTCATTCTGCATTTATCCAATCATATATCCAAAGTGTTATAATTATCATAAATAATCCTTAGAATTTCCCCAACTCAAAATTAACGTCAGCAAACTTCATACAGTCTGACAACCACACCACCGGAAATTCACCCGTTTCTCCGTTGGTATTTTTAGCCAGTATTAAATACATCTCGCTATCGTCAAACTTTCCTTCTTTGCGTTCCTCATACAGGTTATAAAACGCTGGGCGATACAGTAGCAAAATTTTATTTCCAAAATTCTCAAGACCAGCACCCTCTCGGCAATCACTTAACCGAGGCTTATGGCTTTCCCTGCGTTCTGATTCTCGATTCAGATGGCAAAGTGCAATTACTATTGCATTACGTTCCTTACTCATTGTCTTTAGATACTCAGCTATACGGTCGATAGCCTCATATCTTTGCCCTTTAAACCCGGTGGTACGAAAGCATCCAATGTGGTCAAATATAATCACGTCAAAGGTTTCTCCAGAGGCCTCTAAGATTTCCCCCGCTTGCATAGGGGTTAATCCTGACTTATCACATATAAACAGTGAAAGCTCGGACAAATACTGCTTAGTTTCACTCTTTACTGGAACAACCCCCTGAACTAAATCAAGATATTTATTTTCTTGTATATAGCCTTCCATTCTGGTTAGAAGCTGTTGTTCAGCCATCTCCATTGAAAAGAAGGCTACTTTCATTGTCTTTGCATACTTCAATGCAAGGTCAATAGCAAGAGAAGTCTTGCCTAAGCCTCTTTGACCCGCTATAACGGTCAATTCCCTGCGTGAGAGACCCCCTGTGGCCTTATCGAACTCTGAGAAGCCCGTTGCCACCCCCCTCTCTACCAAAGGCGTGTGGGTCGTTATAGAGTGTTTAATGAGTTTCAAGTTCTTACCTCTCTTTTTTCTATGTAATTAGGGTTGTTTGGCTTATTAGCCATTATTACCTTTAGCTGCTCAAATGACACTGGGAAGTAGTTATTATTGTCCACCCCAACATCATGTTGTTTGGAGTCCCTTACCAACCTGCCGTGAGAATGTCCAAACAACTGCCAAGAATTATAGTGGCTGCGTTCCCAAGTCAACATACAGTAGTGGCAAACTACAACAAAAATTCCGTCAATGGTTTTGTGCCAGATGTATCTTCCTGATTCAGGTTGCCAATGGTCATGGCTACCCACAAGAAGAATGTGTGTGCCATTCAATCTTCTTACATATTTCTTATAAACATCTTCCTTGTGATTACACCAGCAGAAATCTCCGGCATGTACTGTAACGTCGGCAGATGTAACTACGCTGTTGAAGTTTTTGATAAGTCCCTCATCCATTTCTGCAACATTAGAATAAGGCCTATCATTATACTTCAGTACGTTTGCATGCCCATAGTGTTCATCTGATGTAAAGAAAAACATTATTTTTTATCCTTAGACTGCTTGAGTAGGGATTGAAGCCCCTTAACTATTTTCCTTATGTCCCTTAAGGCAAAGGTTTCTTGGCTAATGTAATCACTATCTAACCAACGCTTACCCTCATTTGTCTTATCCCGGGGAATGAACCGCAGGTTGATAAATGACTTGTCATAACCAAGTACAGCATCAAAGGATGGTTTATGTTCAACTTGTTTATAATCTTTGTGTGTGCAATCTACTTTAAATCTGTCCTTCATTTTCTCGCATCCTCTCTACAAATGTTTTCTGTGGTGGTTTAATGTCGCCACGGCGAATACTCGCTTTGAACCAAGTCTGTATTATACCCTTCCAACTCTTGTACGGAGTTCCGTTTGGATGTATCCAACCAAGACTCTCTTGCTTCCACCAAAAACCCTCCGCATCGAAGGGGGTAAATCCAATTTCTTTAGCATAATCAGCACACTGTTGAATGGTGGGTTTTTTGAACACACAGGATAGGTAGTATTTACATTGCTTACATTCTGGTTTCATGCCCATATTTCCTTTTCAATCTTAAATTCCTCACATCTATTTAGTGCTTGCTCTTTAGTTACAAATTGCCCCAACCAGTGGGTTTTTCCCATAAAGCCAACTCTTGCTACCCACCTACGCCTTCGTTTGTCAAAGTATGCCCCACAACCTCGTTTCCTATTTGCTGCATTGATAGAGGGGGAAACCAATCTCAAATTAACCCTCCTGTTATCTAATGTATTGTGATTTATGTGGTCAACTATTTTTCCATCACCTTTAACACAACCCATAATTTCACGGTGCATTTTAATACCATTGTGAGCATACTTCCCGCTGATATGGCGGCTTCTTTCAGCATAAAATGATTTTCCAAGTTTGCTTCTGGTTACATACCAACTCCACTTATTTAAGTGTGCATAATCCCCACTGTCAACCAAAGCTACTTGTCCTTGTGTAAGTAATATCTTAGCCATATCAATTCATCCTTATTATTTGTACCCACCCCAAGTTAAGCAACCACTTATACATTGGGGGTACACTCTCTCGGCTTATAGCAAATAGTGGCCTAACTACATAGTAGCCCACCGGAGAGCATTTAATAAACCCCAATTCAAACTTACTACGCAAACGGATTTTCGTCATGGTCAGGTAAATCATCATTATTTGAACCTCTTCCCGTATTCTCACTCTGGGGTTTAACCGAGCCAGATAAGAATGTACCTTTGGCTGTTTTCTTCTTCCAAGCAGACACATAAACTGGTACACCATCAAACAGACCTTTACCTGTGAAGTCTGGCTGTGTGTCCTTTGTCTTTCTGTCATTCACAAACAGAGTGAATGTGTTGTCCTTAATTTCAAATTTCTTTCTTCCACCAGAATTTCCACCGCCACTGTAACTACTTTTTTCATACGCC